TCACTCGGGGTCGTCGAGCTTGTCCATCTCAGCCTTCGCCAGCGCTGTTGCTTTCTCGATGGCATCCTGTCGCGTGAGGGTGCTCGGGTTCAACCTGCGTGAGACTAGGTTGTCCCAGTAGAATCTGACCGACTTTCGTCCGTCCGCGAACCATACTTCAAGGCTTCCGCAGTCGTCGTCTACACCACGGTGAGGGATGATGCGGATGGGATCGCCTTCGGCCATCGGTGAATTGCTACCTTCCAGTGAGACGGGGACAACGCCGCCATGTTCGGCCGCTGGTGCGTTCGCCGACCGCGCCGCCCAACCCAAGGCCAGCGGCCCTTCTGGGCGGTGTCCCGCAGCAAATCCAAGGGGGCGAGAGAGCCTCCCGGCTCGAGAAATGGTGGGGAAAGCCTGACTTCGCTTCAAGAGCCACAGGGTAACCCATGGTAGAAGGGCTCCGCTTGGAATGACGAAAACGCGCAATTCGGGGGCTGAGCCGTGAAGCTGGTGAGTGTTGAGGTCGATCACTTCAAAAACATTCTCAAATCGGGGACTGTAGCCATTCAGTCCGATGTCACCTGCGTGGTTGGCAAGAATGAGTCGGGCAAGACGGCGTTCCTACAAGCGCTGCATCGATTTAATCCCGCGCAGCCTAATGTGAACTTCAACGCACAACGCCAATACCCCGCTTGGCTGGAGAAGCAGCATCGACGCCAGAAAAATCTAGACGAGCACTGCCCAGTCGCGTGCACTTTCGAGCTTGAAAAGTCGGACCTCGAACCGGTCGAGGAAGCGCTCGGCCGAGGTGTTCTCAAAAACACGACAATCACGATTTCACGAACCTACGGCAATGAGTTTCGATGGGACGCCGAGATTAACGAGCCTTCTGTAGTCGCTCATATCGCGAGTGGGCTTCTGACCGGAGGCCCAACTCCGACTAGCGTTGATGATCTCAATAAGCTCATCGAAACGCTCGGCAGCAGCACACATGCTGATGAGGCTCAGACGGCGGCCGATCGCACATTGGCCAGCAATTTAGCAGACGCCCGAACCAAGGCTCTTGGAGAATGCCCATCGATCGGCGAGAGGTTCTGGGACCTTCTTCTGCCTCGATTGCCTCAATTCTTCTATTTCGATGACTACAGCCAACTCCCCGCGTCCGTAAAAATCCGCCAGTTGTTGGACAAAAAAAAGAGGGACTTGAATCCGGGGGAATTGACGGCGCGCGCTCTGCTCGCACTGGGCGGGGCGGATAATGAATACTTGCTCAACCCGGATTACGAAACCCGAAAGCGAGAGCTTGAGAATATCGCCAACGCGATAACTCACCAAGTTCTCGCGTTTTGGAGCACCAACCCCGAATTGCGCACTGAAGTCGATATGACTTTGAAGCAAGAGCCGACCTCCAACGGTCAGCAGCAGGTGTTGGACGAGCTAAAGATTCGACTATACGATAACCGTCACCTGCTCTCGTTGTCGTTCGACGAGCGCTCGACCGGATTTCGTTGGTTCTTTTCGTTCCTCGCCGCGTTTTCGGAGTACGAGAACAACAGCTCGCCCGTTATCATTCTCCTCGACGAACCCGGTCTCGGTCTGCACGCTCGTGCACAAGCAGATTTTCTTCGGTTCATTGACGAACGCTTGAGCAAGCGATGCCCCGTTATCTACACGACCCATTCACCCTTCATGGTGCAACCGGGCAAGCTGGAACGTGTGAGGCTCGTTCAAGACGGCGGCCGTGAGATCGGGTCACGGATTACCTCCAATGTCCTGTCTACGGACCGCGACACGCTGTTTCCGCTACAGGGCGCGCTGGGCTACGACATGGTCCAGCATCTCTTCATTGCGCCGCACAACCTCATTGTGGAAGGCACATCCGATTTCACTTATCTGAATCTGCTTTCGACGCATCTGGCGAGCATGGGGCGAACCGGTCTGGACCCGAAGTGGTCGATTATCCCGGTCGGAGGTGCTGACCTCATCCCATCCTTCGTGGCTTTGTTGGGAAATCACCTCGAACTAACGGTTCTCATCGACTCCCGAAAAGAGGGAAATCAGCGACTTCAACACCTGACGCAGCAGGGACTGCTGAGGGGCACCCGATTGATTGCGATCGGAGAAATTATCGGGACCAAAGTCGGCGACGTGGAAGACCTATTTGCGCCAGAAGAATACCTCAGGCTTTTCAATGAGGCGTTCGCCAAGTCCTTCAAGGTCGCCGATCTGGTTGGAAAAGACCCGATCGTCAACAGGCTCACTCGGCTTTTGAAGGTTGATCGATACGACCATGGCCTTCCCGCAACAGCGCTGCTTAAGAATTATCCGAGTATCCTGCCGACGCTTGCACCAGAGACGCTGACTAGATTTGAAAGCCTGTTTCAGCGCATCAACTCTACTCTCGGCACCTAAGTTAGCGACACACAATGAACATCGGTCGGGGATTGTTTCGCGCTTGGGTTCTGATCTCAGTTCTTTGGATCATCGGTGCTGGATTCGTCGCTTACATAATCATCGCGCCAGACACAGTGCGAGGCACATTCCAACCGGCCGGGGCAACAAAAGGCGGAGTAGAGCCTTGGAAGATCGACTTTAGTAAGCCGTTCTATGAAACTATGCGTTCGCCGTCAGTCGAGAAGTTAAGCGCCCAATTTTTTGAGGTTGAGTGGAAAGACCGAAGCCAATGGGACAAGGACCGCTCGATGGCCGTAGTTGAAATGCCTGACGGCAGCCGCCTTTACATGCATGATCAGTACAACGAAGCGGACAAGAACTACATCGCGCAACAGTTTTGGGATCAGCGGCGGAGCCGCTGGGGTCATGCTGCGGGCGTGATAGCAGGGTGGGCATTCGTCCCGTGTATCGTGCTATTTATTCTCGGATACAGCCTTCTCTGGGTTGGGAGAGGTTTCAAACAGGCCTGATTTTCTATCCTTCGCGGGATCTATTTGGTATCCTTATAGTATGGGTTTGGACGCCCTATGCGCGTCCTCGACGCGGCTATGGGCCGGATGGCCTGGGTTCTTGACCTTGCACCAATGATCGCAACGGCCCGCGCGATACGCGCGCTCGCGATGCTTCGACACAAGGCCCTCAAGGCCCATCTTGCAGGCCGCGCGGAATAGCTCGGGCCCCATCTCGCCCTGCTCGAACGGCGCGGCGTGGATGCCCTGGGGGTAACGCACCAGAAGCTGCGCGAGGTTCTGCTTGCGGAGAAACAGCGGCAGCTTGCGATAGTCGTCGCCTTCGCCCGCGAGCATGTCGAACGCGTAGAGCTGGACCTCGTCATTATGCTTGCCCGACTGCAGGGCATCGAAATCGGATATCCCGTCGACGCCCAGGACGACTGCTTCGCCGTCGATCACGAACCGCTCCTGGCGCAGCTTCAGCGCGGTCTCGACAATCCAGGGAAAGCGCTTCGACCAATCCAGGCCGGTCTTGCTCCGGAGGCGCACGACCTTGGCCTCCCGGATCAACATCATCCGGTAGCCGTCGTGTTTGATTTCATGGAGCGAGTCGGGGCCAGAAGGAACCTCGGCCGCCTTGACCGGCAGGGCAGGCTCGAATGTGCTGGGCATTGGCCTGATATATAGGACGCGGCGGCGGATTGTGGAGTCCTTGACGGCGGCCCGAGCGGCGGGTTGGATTGGTCCCGCAGCCCATCGTGGAGCCTCTCGTTATGCGTATCTCCCCGTCGATTGTGCCTGGGTCCGAGCAGGACACATACCTCGTGCTTGATGACTACTGTGGTGATCGGGCTCGACTGTTGCTATGACCGCGGAGACCAACTGCCGCGCCTTGGCCGCTTCCTTTATTCCTGAGCGCTGGAACGTAGCGGCTTCAATCGGCGAGATCGAGTATCGAGAGCGAGATGCCGCGCCTAGCTGCTAGCCAGTCTTCTCTTTCTCGTTGGAGTCAAAGGCTGGATTGATCACGGATTGGGCGACGATCCATTTTTCCATTATGACCGTGATCCCAAGCTCTTTTTCCGTCTCCGCCCTTGCTGCGTTGAGCGCTGCGACCGCTTGCGTCTGATCGACAAACGAACCCTGCAAGGTGGTGTTCGGAAGAGTAAATAGAGTGTCGTCATCCACAATCCAGGGAGACCAGCCGCACTCGATCGCATTTGTAAGAAAGTGTTCGTGCGGGTCTGGTCTGGTCTCTTTCAGATCGTACGAGGCAATAAATCTGGGCATCATGGTTGCTCCGCTCTGTGGCCCACACGCGGACCTGGCGGCAGCGCGGACGTAACTCTGCGCCGTGGCGAGTGAGAACCCGACGCTGGCCCTACGGCGCCCGCGCTGCCAGGCGAAGTCAGCGGCGATGACTCGGCGCTCACGCCTCGGGAAGCGCTGTCCCTACCACGCGCCGCAAACTGCGGTGGCCAGCCGTCGCCTTTGGATTAGGCGAGACTGACCACCTTGGCGCCCCGAGAAGTGGGCCGACGAGGTCGAGTGATAATGCGCGCGTGAACGTCGGACCCAGCATGAACACCGTCAACGCGGGCCACGTAAGAAATCGTCCATGTTTGGTGTCCAGCCCATAATGTCGGCTAGATTTTTCGAGCGGGTGACGATTGTGAGGAACTCCTCAAGCATCCGCACCGCGGGTTCGGGCTTGTAGAGGGTCACCCACCCAGCTTTCTCAGGATATCTAAACGAAAACTCGACATGGTAGGGGGACATATCTCGAATAAACTCGTCAATTTCGGGGGTGAGGGACAATCCACACTCTGTCACCTTCACGAGCAGATCTTTGAGATTGTGAGAATGTTTTAGTTTTCCGCTGAGCTGCCCGTTCTCTTCGATTACAGATTTCAACGCATTCTCTATGCTGAACCCAATCAGAAGGTAGAGAGAAAGGCCAATTTGCTGAATGGTGGCAGTGGAAGGATCGGCGGCGATGATGCGTTTCGCGCCGTCCATCAAACCGACAGCCCACGCTAGTTTCTCAATGTGCAAGGTCGTCATAGTGGTGATGATGCTCTCGCGACTATTTGCCGGGCTGGAATTCGGCGCTGCGCATCTCCCGCTTCACTTTCTCCCATTCGGCTTTCAGGACCGCGCGGCCAGCCTCCATTAGAGGGCCGTCTCGCGCCTGGCGATCTGCGCTCTTTTCCAGATTGTAGATCTCGTCTGTGATGTCCCAAAGTGTCCGCTGCAGCGCTTCGTCTTTGTTCAGCAGCAGATCGAGTTGTGTCCCGAGCAAGACAATCTTCGCCCCTTCATCACTTGTCTTCCGTCGATCCTTCTGATACGGCCTCTATGCTTTCCCTATCCTCCAAATTCATCAAGATCGCATGATATTCCGCGAGCGTATTCCTTAAAGTGTCCATCCAGGAAATCCGCAACTTTGCGATCTCGCGAAAACCTGAAATGGACCCCGGTTTTGGGACCAGAGGCTAAGTTGGAAAAGGGCCGCTCCGTTTGATAGACGGAGGGCATGATGACGAAGAAGACACGACGGAAGATCGACGCGGCGTTGAAGGCAAAGATCGCGCTGGAAGCGGTGCGGGAGCAGGCGACGGTGGCCGATCTGGCCCAGCGCTATGAGGTTCACCCGAACCAGATCTATGCCTGGAAGAAGCAGCTGCTGGACCAGGCGGCCCGGGCTTTTGACGCGGGTGTCGGGCGCGAGAGCGAGGAAACGCGCGAACGCGAGATCGAGAAGCTGCACGCCAAGATTGGACAACTGACAGTCGAGCGCGATTTTTTAGCGCGGAGGTCCGGAAGATGAGCACGCCGGACCGTCGAGGAATGCTCGATCGCGCCGACCAGGCGCTGTCGATCCGCCGGCAATGCATGTTGCTTGGCATCGCCCGTTCTGGGGTCTACCGGCCGCCACAGCCGGCCAACGACAACGACCTTGCCCTGATGCAGCGGATCGACGAGCTGTTCACCGCCTGGCCATTCCTGGGCTCGCGGCGAATGACCGCGATGCTGAAGGCTGAGGGGCTTCAGGTCAATCGCAAGCGCGTGCAGCGGTTGATGCGCAAGATGGGCATCGCGGCGCTGGGACCGAAGCCGAACACGACAAAGCCGGCGCCGGGCCACAAGATCTATCCCTATCTGCTGCGCAACATGACGATCGACCGGCCGAACCAGGTGTGGGCGGCCGACATCACGTATCTGCCCATCGGCCGCGGCTTTCTCTATCTCGTCGCCATCATCGACTGGGCGAGCCGTGCGGTTCTGGCGTGGCGGTTGTCGAATACGATGGACGTCTCGTTCTGCGTGGCGGCTCTGGAAGAGGCGCTGGCGACGTACGGCACGCCGGAGATTTTCAACACCGACCAGGGCAGCCAGTTCACCAGCGTGGCCTTCACCGGCGCGTTGGTGGGCGCAGGGATCAAGATCTCCATGGACCCCGTGGGTCGGTCAAAATCCCCCGGGTATGGTCACTTGAAACTCCCCCACCTGATGATCGCCGTCAGCGCCGCTGAACAGCAGTAGCCGGTCAGGCAGGACGTTTATGTTCGACCCCTTTAGCCAGCAAGGGGCCGGGGAGTTGAACGTCTTGAAGCGACATCTGCAAAGCACCGTACTTACATTACTTGATCGCAACACCAGCCAGCGCGAGATTCACCGGCTGACGGGTGTCGATCGCAAGACGATCCGGCGTTATCAGGCGCTGCGGGCCGGTGCGGAGGCAAATTCCCCCGGGGAAGTGACCACCGGCTCGGTGAGCGCGGACGGCCAAATTCCTCCACCCCGACCACCGGCTTTTGGGACATCGGAAGCGACGGTCACCAGCAGCCTGGCCCGTTCGGCTTGCGAAGCGCATCGGACGTGGATCGAAGAACAGGTCCGGCTGAAGCGGAACGCGCAGGCGATTTACCAGGACCTGGTTGATCAATTTGGCTTTCCGTCCAGCTACCAGAGTGTCAAGCGGTTTGTGCGCCGGTTGCGGCACGCTGATCCTGAGCAGTTTGATCGTCTTGAGTTCCTCCCCGGCGAGGAAGCTCAGGTCGACTATGGCGAGGGCGCGCCGACGGTTGATCCGAAGAGCGGGCGGTACCGTCGTCCCCGCCTGTTCGTGATGACGCTACGCTACTCGCGGCGCAGCTTCCGGCGGGTAGTCTGGAAGTCCAGCCAACAAGTCTGGGCGCAGCTCCACGAAGAGGCGTTCCGGTATTTTGGCGGGGTCCCCAGCTATGTCGTGCTCGACAACCTGAAGGAAGGCGTCCTCAAGCCGGATTTGTACGAGCCCCAGCTCAACCCGATTTACAGCGCGATGCTGGCTCATTACGCCGTGGTCGCCGATCCCGCGCGCGTGGCCGATCCAAATCGGAAAGGATGCGTCGAGAATGCGATTCAACATACCCAGGGCACTGCGCTGGCCGGACGGCGCTTCGAGACGCTGGAGGCGCAAAACGAGTTCTTGAGGCACTGGGAGGAGAACTGGGCTTCCAAACGCATCCACGGCAGCACGCGCCGTCAGGTCGAGGCGATGTTCCAGGAAGAGAAGCCGCACCTGCGGCCGCTGCCTGTCGCTCCCTTCCGCATCTTCACCGAAGTCGTCCGGACTGTCTGCGACGACACCACCGTACGCGTCGACAACAGCTATTACGCCGCGCGGCCCGCGCCGATCGGCAGCCAGGTCGTCGTGCGCATCTACACCACCACGATCGAGATCCGTGATCGCCACACCCGTGCGCTGCTGCGTGTTCATTCCCGGATGGCGCACCCCGGTTCTGTCGTCCTGCCGACCAGCGAACGGCCGTTCAACCCGTCGCGGCAAACCGCCGTGCTGCTGGCGAGCGCCGAGCGCATCGGACCGCAGACCAGGGCCTTGTGCCAGCAGGTGTTCGACACCGAAGGGCGCCCCGGACAGCGCGCGATGTGGGGCATTGTCGGGCTGGGCCGGAAGTATCCGGCGCGGCTGGTCGAGCAGGCCTGCGCGCACGCCATCGACAACCGCATCTACCGCTACAAGCACGTGCGTGCGACCGTCGAGCGGTTGTTCGAACAGGCGATCGAGCAGGTTGGAGTGACGCCACAGCCGGCATCGCCGCTCACCCAGGATCATCCGCTGATCCGTACCCCCGCGGAATACGGCGACCTCTTCAGCCGCGCTGTGCGGCGCGACGCCGACGACAATGGTCGGCAGGCCGAGGCTCACGACGATCACGCCACGGCAATCCGCGCTCGTGTCGCCTGCGCAACCCCGGCCAACTCCGGCGCCACGAGCGCTCCCGCTGCACCTTCTCACCTTAAACTGGAGACCTAGCCACATGATGACCATGCCGGAAATTGAGCGTTGCCTACGACAGCTGCGCCTGTCGGGTGTCCGCGACACGCTGCAGACGCGCGTGCTCCAGGCGCAGGGCGCCAACCAGCCCTTCCTCGAGACCTTCTCCCTTATCCTGCAGGATGAACTGGACCGTCGTCAGTCCCGTCTTATCGAGCGGCGATACCAGCAATCCGGGCTCGACGAAAAGCTGACGCTCGCCGAGTTCGACTGGTCCTTCAATCCCAAACTGCCACGTCAGACCTGCTTCCAGCTCCACACCCTGGCGTTCATTGCCGCTGGCGAGAACGCTCTGCTTGTTGGCAAACCTGGCACCGGGAAGTCGCACATCGCCAAGGCGATTGCCTATCAGGCGATCCTGCAAAGCCACAAGGTCCAGTATCTTGAGACCGACGACTTCTTTCACCGCTACGCCCTGAACTCTCCGGCACAACGCGAGGTCCGGCTGCGAACCATCATCGACTGCGATCTCCTCGTGCTGGACGATCTATTCCTCGCACGCGCCATCCCCGACGACGCCGGCACTTTGCTGCAGACCCTGATCCATCAGCGTTACAAACTGCGCCGCAGCGTCATCGTCACCTCCAATCGCGTCGTGCAGGATTGGGGGGCATACCTTGGGGACAACACTATGAGCACGACGATCCTCGATCGCCTTATGCATCATTGCCATCTGCTTGAGTTCGACGGACGCAGCTATCGGCTCAAAGAAGCCGCTGAAGCTCTTGCCCGGGAAACAAACTCAAACTAACAGTCCCTTGTCCTGCCTCGCGGGTGGAGGAATTTGACTGACCACACCCGGAGGAATTTGAAGTGACCCGCGGGGCCATGGATGGCCGCGGTCGTTGGATGGACAATGTCTTCATCGAGCGGCTGTGGCGGTCGCTCAAGCATGAGGACATCTATCTCAAGGGCTATGCCGACGGCCGCGAGGCCAAGGCAGGGATCGCGAGCTGGATCGCCTTCTACAACGATCGTCGCCTTCATCAGTCCCTCGGCTATCGCACGCCGATGGCGGTCTGGCGCGAACGGATGCAGGCCGCGCAGGCTGTGGACATGGTGGACAACGCTGACGCGTTGACCACATGCCCACAGCAATTCCAGCAGACAGAGTCTCTGGCTGCGTGATAGAAAGGGATCAGGAGCGATCCGTTTCCAACTAACAAACCGGTTCAACCGGTCCCGCTCCGCGGGTCCATTTCAAACCTGCGGTCTTCGCAGTCAACATTGCTGCGTCCGCTGAGGTCTGACTCGCTGCTGCCTGTTTTCTGCCGATCCACAGCGTGACTAGTGGGCCGCCTACATGAGGATTGTTGAGTATGTCGACGAGAAGATGGTCGACTTTGAAGGCATCATCATAGCATTCGAGCCGACGTGTCGCGTCGAGTATGGTTTTGCAGCTTTCTGCCTGCGCTGCTGTCGTCCAGCATACAGCCAAAAACCAAACAGGTATTCTGAGCATCGGGCAAACCGTGCAACCGTCGGCGAGTCCAAAGTCGACGCCGCTAGAGATTCTGTTCTCTTTAGCTTTATCCGGAGATGCCGTTAACCCACCATATCCGGGAGGGGTTGCTTACTTCTTCGCCCTCAGCCCGAGTCTCGATCAATTGCTTGATAGCATCGGAGCGCGTGGTGGCGTTCTTCGCGGCCAAATGATCGATAGCGCTGATGGTTTCGGCCGGGACGCGCGAGGACACCATGTTGGGCCGCTGAACCTCAAGCGGGGTGAAGCTGTGCAGATCATCTGCGCCAACAGTTGTGCGATCGCTGGTACCGCGTCCGTGCACTAGAAGCGAAAGAACACGATGTTTCAGCATCGCCAGGGGGCCGGACTCAGATGCCGAGCGGCTGGTAAGCTCGTATGCAACCGCGATGGTTGCCGGGCTGGACGGCCTCCTCGTCGTTCCGCTCGAGCGGGATGGCGCCGATGAGACGCAAGTCGTCGCTCGTAGCATCGAGTGCAGGCCGCTTAAACTCTAGCCGCTGAGGAGCCCGACCCTAGAGTCGCCTAATCAACCTCAGATCATTTGGTGACGGACAACGGTTGCGCCGCTTGTACGGCGCTAGCAACCGGTCGGCCCTCTGCTGAGATGATTCGTTATCGTGCAACACTTCGAGGCTGCAGACGCGAGCGATCGCCAAGGCGCGGCGCGAGATTCGCCGATGGTTCATGGATCTTGCTCTAGCTCTGATGCCGGTAGCGGACCGAGCTGCCGAGGCTCAGAAACCGCAATCGTGAACGGCCAATGTGCCTTCGGGTGTCCCTTGGACATGGGCGCACCGCCCCCGCCATCGGGTGTTAGCGCGATGGCCCATTGATCGGCGCTGATGCGTTCTTACTTAGGTTTCTGAGGCGCAGACCTATGATTGCATACAACCTAGACGTTTGCAACAGTTGTTTTCCACTCAAGCCGCGCGACGCCATTGCTGTCATCAAGAAAATTGCAATCCCATAATTTTTGCGAGGTCTCCTACACGAAACATCCGCGCGCGCTCGTAAGACGCTTGCAAAGCTTGACGCCGACGGAAGACACGTTGGTCGATAAGGAACGGCCCCTGATCCCCTGAGTCTTCGTGTCCACGGTTACGCTCCGCCTTATCAAACCCGAATTGCTCAGAACTCCTCCCGAACGCGCGGACTACGAACCTGCAAACCGTGCTGCCGTGGCTTTACTGCACTTACGACCGAAAGCCCAATACGGATATAGGCGCAAAAGACGGCGAATATGGCCAGTCCAAAGACGTGCCAAACTCCTAATTCGCTGCGTCATCTCTGAAAGAACGCAGCCTGTTCGTCTTAGCAATTTTTGGCGGAGATCTATTAACAGCGGACGTGATCAGGCCCGCAGGTTTTCTGCGCTGCTCTTGCCACGCTTGGGGTCGACTTTGACTTCATATGAAATCTTTTGGCCTTCTGCCAAACCCGAGAGACCAGCCCGTTCTACGGCGCTAATGTGAACAAAAATGTCGTTTTCACCGTCATCTGGAGCGATAAATCCGTACCCCTTTTGACCATTAAACCACTTCACAGTACCTGTTGCCATACGATCACTTCCTTTGCCGCCGCGCTCAGTCCATGCGCTGGTGGGTGATGGAGCCGAGAACAGAGCAACCGGCGTGCCGGATCGAAAATGCTCATCCTACAGAGATGGTGGGCTTCGAATCGACGGCAATGGAGGCAAAGCTGACAATTGCGTCCGATTGCCAACATTCTCAGGCTGGCTCGATCGATGGTGTTACTCGGAGGCAGCACACGGCGGAGTCGGTAGGTTCTGGAACGCCTTGATGCGATGCGAGCGCCGTGTGCAGCAATTGAAAGGTGCTCGACCCGATAGTTCGCATGTCGCCGGATTGTCTTTCAGACCTCGCGCAGAACGTGACGTCGCTGTTGTCGTGTTCATCAGTGTCGGCTGGCCTCCAGTGCGTCCTCAGCAGCTGTTATTTCCGCAAACGTGCCTTGCTCCGTCGTAGCTGGAAGGCGGTACCACACAAGTTATTGCTGCCGAGCACCCAAGCTTGCCAGCCGTGCGCCAACGCCTGTTTTAGGAATGCAGGGTGGAGTCGTCCGCTTTAGTACGAAAATGCTCGCAACATGGCAGGCGCAGATCGGTGTGCGCGCCACAAGGTGCAACCAAAGGAAACTCTGGCCGTTTGGCCCCAACTTATGTGGCACGACGCTTGCTGTGCAAGAACTGTGAGTTGTGCATCGAAATCGTGGAGGTCAAAATGGGTATCTACCTAATCGAGTACAAAGCGGATACAAACTACGTACTTGGCGCGTCCGATCAAATGGCCGGCGCTGCGGTAGTGCTCCGCGCAAAGGGTACGCAAAATCGCTTCACACTGTGGGACCTCAGCTATGACACAGGAGCCATAACGTTGAACTCCAGCGCTGGTAAGCTCGCAATCGCACCGCAAGGCGATCGCATCGCTCCGGAAGCCCTACTGTCGCTCGCAGTCTACAACCCTGCCGACCAGAAGCAGCAATGGGAACTGCTCAAGAGCCCCGGCTTCATTCTCAGCGGCGCAGACAATAAGTTGTGCATTGACAACAAAAACCGGGTCGCGAAAGACGGAAATCCCGCTTGGTTATACCAATTCAACGGATCAGTAGCTCAACAGTGGAATTTTGTGCCTCTGATGAGCCTTAGGGTTGTTGCCCCGGATGAAGACCTGAAGGTTGCAAAGTAGTCAGCTCAGTGGGGGCCTGATGCGCGCCCCGTCCAGGACGGTCCGCGCGTTAGCCCCACCGCACCCCAATTTACATTCTGCGCGCACCTTGTCTCGCGACCATCGTTGCATGTAGCGAACGATGGGAGCTGCCTCGACGACCACGTCCTCGAACAGCACGACACCGGCCGTGCGCGCGGATTTGTGCGAGGATTTCGGTGATCATGGCCCCTTGCCCAACCACGACACCGTACCCGTGCCGCTTGGCGACGGCAGTCTGAACGCACCGTAGTTGCCATCGGCGACATGCACGCGCACATCGAAGCCATTCAGATTGTACGGGTTGATGGTGTTCGACGCCTTCTGCAACGTCCTGAACGGCCCATGGATGCCGGTGGTGAACGCCGCCGAGAGACCGTCGTAGGTATCGTTGCCGATGTTGGCGTCAACGTAAAAGTCCACCGGCTTCGTCAGGTAGATGGTGCCGCCGCTCACACTCGCCGCGCCGCCAGACGACCAGACCAGATGGAAGTAGACGCCGTCATAGATGAAGCACGCGATGGCACCCTGCTTCAGCTCGCCCGCCGACAGCTCGCTGTTGTCGGCGGGATGCCGGATCGGCTTCGGTCCCAGCGCATTGACGTTGAGGACTGACGCGCCAGTGTTGGTGTTGCCGATCTTGCAGATGACCGTCATGTACTTGAAGTACGCGGTCGGCGCGGGCGTCATCGTCACCTGATAGGCATTCGAAGTGCCCGCATCGTCGTCCGAGATCAGGAGCTGGCTCTGAACCGCCTTCGCGAGCTGATGAAGGTCGCCGTTGTCGGGCACGGCGAGGTTCGCGTCCGCGATCAGGTTCACGATCTCGCGCTGCGGATATTCAATCGACGCCGCTGGCGGGATCGAGCCTTGTTGACCGGTTGCCGGGTTGCCGTTGATGTATGGCGCCTTCGGATCGCTCACGCCATAAGGCTGGTTGTACTTCATGCACGCGTCCTCTCGCGGCGCGCTCCCAAAGGGCGCACCGTGTTTCAGGTCGGAAGGTGAAGGGATCGGCTAAGGCGTGCCCGCCATCGGATCGCCAGGCGTCAGGCCGGAATAGTCGTAGACAATCTCGGTGTGCGCCGGTTTCCAGCGCGCGACGATGCACTCAAGGTCCGGCGCGTGATCGATGCGCAGATGCGGATCAACACCGCACTGTCCCGAGGCGCAGCGAAACCATTGCAGGTCCGCTTGATGAACGTGCACGGTCCAGTAGTAGCGGTTCTCTGGAGGCCCAAGGCCGTAGTTCGGCCACTCGCCCAGCTCGCCGTCCGCGACGGGCTCGCCGTTCGGGTCCATGATCCGGCGGCCCCAGGCATCCTGCATGAAGGTGCCATCGCCATAGACGCGGCCATCACCGCAGCAGTCGATGCCGACCATGAATGGCCGATATTCGGTGATGGTGATCGTGTAACCGAGGAAGGCAGCGAAGTTGATGTAGAACTCGCGCGATTGCGAGCCGTACAGCGTCATGCGCGACCAGGGCGGCCTGGCGCTGGGCGATTGTCTGTGGCGCGGTATAGCAAGGATCGGGCAGACCCCAGTTGCGCTCCCAGTCGGGCAGCAGCTCGACCGTCTTGCGCGGATCGCTCTCGGTCTCCAGCAGATCGGCAGCGCGTCCATCGACGTAGCCCCAATAGTTGTTCAGGCCATCGCAGGCCTGCCACAGCGTGCTGTCGATGGAATGCTTAGGCCACGCCTGGCCCTGCGGCAGCAGCTCGAGGAAGGCGTCGCGATAGTCGCTGCCCGCCCTGCGGATGTGCCGGTCACTCATTCGTACAGCACCGTGCCCAGGACAGCCGTGCTGCCGATGTTAGGCATGACGAAGTCGTCATTGGTGACGAGATCGAACGAGATCACGCTCGGGGCCTGCATGATCGCAGCGCTAATCCAGGCCGAATAGATCGTCTGTCCAGGGGCGACCATCCGGAACAGTATGTCCTTGAGCTGCGCCTCGATCTCGGCCTGGCACTCGGCGGTGTTCGGGTTGAGGTCGGCTATCGTCAGGTCGAGGAAGTTCTTGATCGGCGCGGCGACGAAGCAGTCCTTCACGGTGACGGGCCGCATCTTGTCGATATAGGCCCCGACTGCGGCAACGTCGGGCGGGAGCGGGAAACCATCATTATCGGCGCGCAGGTCGTCCATCATGAAGCGGACGGTCATGGTGCCGATGCCTTGCTCGACATTGGCCCAGGCCCGCGTAACGCCAGGGACCGCCGAGGCCCACGAAACATAGTCCGCTTGCGCGCCGCCCATTGGCGGGTTGCGGATGCGCTGCAGGATGCGGGCCCGCAGCTCGTCGTCGGTCTCGGTGTCGGTACCGCCCGTGATGCCGTAGCCGAACGCTACCGAGCTGACGCCTGGGATCGTAGGCGTGATCGTCAGCGCCGAGCCGTCCGGCAGATTGCCGAATGATCCTGCATCGACCGCACGGATGTTGCCGGTCACTGGCGCACCGGCCGAGGCCGCGATGTCCTCCAGCGTCTCGAAGGTCACTACAGTGTTCGGCGAGCTGTAATCGAGCGGTAGGCCAACCGCGCTCTGCAGCTGCGTCCCGGTCGGGATCACCGTGCCATCGACGATGCCCTGGAATTGCGCGGTGCCGCTCGAAAGCGTCGCCATCTTGCGGCCGGTCGAGCCGTCCGCGTTGACCAGCCAGATTTGCCCGTGCCGATCCAGCCATTCGGTCTCGGCGGTGTCGGGCAAGAGCTGCAGCGACAGCCAATCGACGTATTGCAGCGTCAGATGGCAGAGCGCGCCCTGGTTATCCGAGAGAACCCGCAGCACGCTGTTCGGAACGTTGGCATCCGCTCCAGGCAAAGAAGCGTTGACCGCATCGCGCACGAGTTCGCGCACCGCGCGCAATGTCGGCGTTGACCATGGCATGTCGCTGTTTCGCTGTTAGGAGGTTTGCATTGCGTCCCAGAGGACGGCGTAGCGAAGCTCGATCTCAGGAAGGGGCCCGCGATAGATGCGCAACAGGGCATCGACCCGCTGCGGGTCAACTCGAGTGACCCACACATCGAAGCCCGAGCAAATCTTGCGGTCGACGAACGGCTGGATCGCAGCCGCGATGTAGTTCTCGACCATCACCAGCGTCGAACCCTGGCGAGCCTGGGCCGGTGTGATCTTGGAGCGGCGCAACAGCCACAGCTTGGAGCCGATGTCCCAGCCGCCCCAGATGGCCTGGGCATCCATATCGCCCCACCAGCCCATCCGATCATTGGAGTCCGGGTCGGGCAGGATATCGTTCGGGCCTGCGAGCGCGTTGGTGCCGAGCGCGACGATGATCGCGGTGGCGAGGGCCTGGGTGTCGTCCAGCGTGCCGTCCGGCAGCAACGACCAGTCGACCGTGACGGAATATTGCGGAAAGACGTTGTTCTGGACCAGCCGGATGTCAGGGACGTTGTATCCCGCTGGCATCGGTCAGCCGATCTTGCCCAGCGAGTTCACGCACGGGCCCGACAGCGTCACCAGGTAATCGAATGATGCTTTACCTGCCTCCGCGCCGACATAAACTTGCTTGTCAGTGTGGCAATGCAGGTACGTGTTGCCATCCGCGAGCGCGAGGTGACACTGGTTGCCGCCCATCCGCGTCTTGTCCTTGGTGACCTCGACGAACAGAGGCGATTTCTGGCCGTCCTTGTACAGCGCCTGCTGGCCGCGCTTCTGCTGCTGGCCGCCTTGCTGCCCGCCGCTCGATCCGCCGCCCGCATCGCGCGCCGCCACTTGGCCGCCTGCCGAACTGCCGCCCGACGAGCCGCTGCCGCCCTGGTCAATCGTTGCGTTGCTTTCGCTGTCCTGCTGCAGCAGGTGCATGCGGACGGTCTTATCCTGCGGAGCGGACCAGAAGCCGCCGTCCTGCGTCAGATGGAATTGCTGCTTGTCGCCGCGCCCGCGAAACATCGCGGTGTCGCCCTTCTCAAGCTTGAAAAGCCGGTGGCGGCGGTCATCCATGGAGCCTGCGACCGGGAACGAGCGGCTGCCGCCGATGAAGGCTGAGAAGTGCTCCGCACTCGCCTTGATCTTGCCCAAGGCGTCCTTCTCGGCGTCGAACACGACGGAGGTGAAGCCATAGTTCTGCGGGGCCTCGACGCCGCTGCGCGTCTCGTTCGCCATGAAGTTTCCGCCCATCTCCTGCATCAGCTTGCTGTCATCGACCTGGTCGACGACACCGCGCGCCCCACCAGCGGAGTAACCGCGCAATGAGCTGTTCAACGGTGTGGCTCGATGCATCTCAGACACTCCCTCCGTTGCCGCCGACGTTGTAGCTCGGCTGTGCGTTCAGCCACTCGGGATCAACACAGTTGAGCACCGTGATGCTGCCTTTCTTGTCGTCCTGGGTGAACACGACCTGCTGGATGGCCAGCTCGGTGTCGAGCATCGCCATCGGCGAATAGACGTGAACGTGCTCGCCTTCGCTCCAGAGTGCGATGCCCTCGCGCAGCCAGCCCTGCACGGTGATGGTCGCCTGGATGTGCGTGCCGTCGTGCCACAGCTTCTCGTAGTTGGCCCGCGCCTGCATCTCGCCCTGCGACTTGACCGACTCCTCTATCGGCGTGATCAGCTTGCTGTAGAGGACGTTGCCGACGCCCGTGTTCGCGGTCGCCTTCTGCTCGCTGGCATCGGTACCGTTGTGATCGTCGCTGCCCTGTGAGCTGCCGTGAACGTCGTAGCTCTCGAACACCATGGTGCTGTCGATGATGCACTGGCACGACAGGATGTTTTTACCCTCGATCAATCCGGCAACGACGGGCGACGTGTGCTGCCCGATCAGCAGGAAGTTGCCGAAGGCGTCGCAGGCGAGCCGCACGCCGCGATCCCGCGCAATGCGCTCCATGAAATCCCAGACCGGCTCGCCCTTATTGTTCTGCAGCTTGTCGAAAGGCGTCAGATCGAGCTGGCCGATAGTCTTGACGCCGACTCCGTAGGGAGCCCAGACCTCCTGCGCGATTTGGGCGACGTTCTTGTTGTCGAAGCTGCCGGTCTTGGTATCGACGCTGCTCTTGCCGCCGTTCGCGGTGTAGCTCTTGCCGACCAGCATCACGCCGTGGCTGAAGGCGTCATAGGCAACCTGGCGGATTTCGATAAAGCCGGTGATCGCCAGGAAGCCCGCAAGATAGACGCTGCAGTGATCGCCCGGCTTGAACTGAAGCTTCTGCCAATCGGGAAACGGGCCGCCCTGCTTGAAGACGGGGTCGCGCTCGGCCGCGCTGAACTGGAAATAGGCGTAGGAGTCGCCCCAGTTGCGCCGGACCATGACGAACTCCCAGTCCTCGAACTTGAGCCCGTTCACTACGAGGACGGCAGTTTCCTGGGGCTTTGGCATCGATCACGCCGACAAGGCTTCGCCCAGCATCGGGCAGAAGGCAGGATGCACGACCTTGTTCTCGACGCGCAGCTCGTCGGCGCGGGAAGCGTCGCTATAGAGCTTGTACGCCATGACCAGGCTCGGGAGCGGCATGAAGAACTGATAGTTCAGCATGCGCGGCAACGGCAGCGCGGTCTGAACCAGATGGTTGGTGATCGCCCCGTGCAGCGTGATGAGCGCCTGGAACGTCATCTGGTCCATATCGTCGGCGGCGATCTCCTCGGCGTCCTGAAACGGCTGAAACAGCGCCTCCTTGATCGTATCGACCTGCTGGCGACTGACGAAGCTCATGCCCGCGAGGATGTAACCCTCGGTCGCCAGGCAAAGGCGGATGCCAGCGTTCTGGAGCAGAACCGCGCCGAGCGAGACCGGCTTTTCCTGCTCCGTCTGCCTGCGCACGGTTTCGAGCTGCTGCCAGGTGATGCCCGCCTGGCGCGCCTGGTCGAAGCAGTTGTCGAGCGGCGGCCCCATCGCGTCCTCGATCAGCAGCTTGTACGCATTGGCCCTGGTGTCACCGATGGCCGTCCTGGCGTTGATGCCCGCGTGGCCCTTCGCCGGGACGAATGACAACAGGAGGGCCAGCATCCGATCAACGAGCGGAGCGGCCTCGTTCGCGTCTGTGCGCTTCATGCTTCAACCGTTGCGGTGCCGATGGAAGGCGACGGCGGCGCAAGCGAGCGCTGCACCTGGTCGCGAACGTTCTGCGATGCGTTCGCCACAGTCGCCTGGGTGTCCGCTTGGCCGGGATCGAACCGCAGGTCGATGCCATACTCGACGAAGGTGATGTCGAAGGTGCAGAAGCCGCCGAAGCGCTCTTCCTCCGTCATCCGATATTTCGTCACGACCACGACCTGCGGCGGCTGCGTCGATAGCTGCAGGACGCCAGGGCCCTCGGTCTCCAGCGCGTCGATCAGCCGGTCGCGCACCTTGCGATAGCCGCAGACGCCAGGCATCGGCAGCAGACGCAGGGTCTGCATCGCCTCGGACAGCCGCTTCCCAACGTGGGGCCCGTCCCAGATCGAGGGAGCCTCGTCGGCCATCACCACGTCTTCCAGCGGATTGAACTTCATCGGCTCGCGCCGGATCAGCATGCAGTTCATTTTCCCAACCTCCGTTTCGGTGCATAGAAATCACGCACGCGCCGCTCGTTATGCTCCTGCTGCCGCCGCTCCTGTCGGCTGGCCTCGGTCAGAGACAATCGGCCGTGCTCCAACCGGTGACACGCGGCGCAGAGCGCTTCGAGATCGTCGTCCAGCTCGCAAAACAGCCGCTCGTAGGTCTTGTGATGCACCTCCTGCGCGGGACGGCCGCAGCGTTCGCAAAAGCCGCGCGACCGACGAATTGCTGCATCCGCTCTAGCCCGCCATTCCGGTGATTGCAGATACTCGGCGTAATCCATCATTCATCCTCGCTGGCCAGCGCCTGTTGCTTCGGCTTCTTCGTTTGCAGATTGCATGTCGCGTACCGACCGCAGTCGTACTGAAATTCCAGACCGAGCTTCGTTGCGTAGCCCAGCTCTTCGAAACGCGCTTTCTTGTGATGAAGCTCGGCGTAGTACTCGCACTTACCCGCATCATTGAAGAGGCGCGGCCGATGCACCACGAAGCCCTGGTCGACCATGTTGTCCCAGTGCTTTGAGCCGTGGATGTGCTCAAGCTCGGGCGGATCGCTGCGGCGGTAGCCATCGCCCGCCTTTGCCGGATGCGCGATGATCTGCACATGGCAGTCGAGATCGACCGCGAAACTGTACAGCTCGCGCAGGCAGCGGCCGATGTAGTCGGTCTCGCTCTCGTCCCGCTCGCGGCTTCCTTCAAGCCTGTTCCAGGGATCGATCTGCAGAATTTTTGCACCGTTGCGGCGCACGGCGACTTCCGCATTCATGAGCAACCACTGCAACGTGGGGCGACGTTCAGGATGCTGCAAAAACAGGTAGTGGTCCTCGATCCACCTGTCGGCTGCGGCGATCTCGGGCGGGTCCAAGGTCCCTTCAAGCCTGCGCGCATGTAGCGTTCGCAATTGCCGCCGCAAATGCGGCTTCGGGCGGGTCTCGAAACTCGCGATGCATGCGACGAGCCCGTACTGTGCGATGATCTGGTACCAGAGCTGGGTCCACAGCGTGGTCTTGCCCATGCCGGGATGCCCGGTCACGACCGACAAAGTACCGGCCGCGATGTTGCAGCGGTCGTTCCAGCAGCCGTCGAAGCCAAGATGCCAGACGGTCATCGGCGGCGGATCCGGAAGGTCGCTCATGCGAAACAGGCCATCGACCGGCCACGGCATCGGCGCGTGGATAACCTTGTCGCGCAGGTCTGTCGCGCCGTCGCTCCGCAGGAAGTCGTTCGCGTCCTTCGTGCCCTCCGGCCACTCGATAAAGAAAAAATTCGAGAAGGCGCTCGCGCGCTTGGTCTTCCGGCAACGTCGTTCACGCTGCTCTGGGTCGAGAGCAAGTCGCCGCATTGCGTGCGCGCCCAGACGCTGAAGGACGAGGACCTGGCGCGCGGCCACGCGCTCAATGAGCTGGCGGCCAAGACGTTCTGGGAATGCTACCGGAGCGGCGTCTGGCCTGGCCCTGGGGATGATCGCCCCGATGCCGAATACGTCGATCTGCCTGACTGGTATCGCAAGTCGGTTGATGACCGCGTCAAATTTGAGCTGCGGGAGGCTGCGTGATGACCGATACGACCGTCACCAACGAAGCCCAGCAGACGCCGCCGCCCCAGCAGCAGGCGCAGCCCGAGCGAGTAACCCGCCGCGATCTCGCGGAGGGGAATGCTGAGAAAGTCGTCAGCGAACGCACGGAAGCTGTGACGCTGTTCAAGGGCGGCGGCGTCGATTACGCGAACCTGCGCGACATGGTCGATGCGGCCAAGCTGCTGTCGGCCGCAGGGCCGATGATCCCGCCGTGGCTGCAGGGCAACGTCGGCGGCATGTTCGGCATCTGCATGAAGGCGCAGGAGCTGGACATCTCGCCGCTGTCGCTCGCGAGCTGGACGTACACCGTCGAGCAGTACGTCAATGGCCAGAAAGTGGAGCGGGTTGCCTACGAGTCCCAGTTCTTCCACGCGATCATCGAACAGCGGGCCCCGATCACGACCCGCTTGCAGGTTGACTATGAAGGCGAAGGCGACAAGCGCCGCTGCCGGGTTTGGGCCACCTTCAAGGGCGAGAAGCAGCCGCGCTATTTTCCGCCTCTCGACGCCGACCCCGATCAGTTCACGCTCGGCAAGCTGCATCCTGGCCACAACGACAAGGGCAAGGTGAAAGGCTCGCCGCTCTGGGACAAGAAGCCCGATCTGCAGCTGTTCTACAACATGAGCCGTGATTGGGCGCGAATGTATTGCCCCGACATCATCGCTGGCATGTACGGCCGTGACGAGATGGAGGATGCGGGCTTCACCGTCGCATCCGACGCCGCCAAGGATGTTTCGCCGCGCCTGGCGCAGCGCCTGAGCGGCAACGCTCCCGCCATTGGCCAGGCGGCCATCGCCGCCATTGACGCGCACGCCGCATCGCACGCGCCGAAGCCCAAGCCCAAGTCAGAAGCCGAAGCACCTTCGACTGCGCCCGCAACCGACGCTGCGGGTGATCGTCCTTCGAGTGATGCGTAAGGGGGAATGACTAGTGACGCATAGTTGTTTTCCGGTGATCGAATATGACGTGGACCTGCAGGTGGCGTGGCCGCCCTGCCACGGGGGCAGCACGCTCGCAGTGTCTGATGGCGCTCGCTATCGCAAGATGCTTGACGACTTCAACGCAATCAGCGCAGCGCGCCCGTATCTGAACCATTGCACCATCGCGTGCGCGGTTGGCGCGCAGGTGTTCGGCACCACCGTCCAGGACCTGCGGACAAGACCTAATCGCGACGTTCTCGCTACGCGCCAGAAGATCATGGCCTTCACCAAGGTTGTGACCGGCGCGAGCTATCATCAAATCGCGCGCTCCTTCGACATCGACCACAGCGCGGTCATCCGCGCCTGCGCGCGGCACGAACTTTCGATCCGCCTCGTCCTGGAAAAGACCGTGTGATGCGGAAGGTGGTGCGCGATGTGATTGCCGCCGTCCACGACGCTGGCGGCTCGAACGTCCGGGTTTCGGAAGGCGGCAGGCACACGCGCATCCACTTCACCGCACCTGATGGGAAACGAACTGTCGTGCTGCTCCATCGCGGCAGCGTCGTCAGCCGTTGGTTTCCGACGCAGGTCCGATCTCAAATCCGAAGGAAACTCTCGAAATGAGCATTGGCCGCCTTCGCCTGCTGATCCTGTTCGCAAACCTCGCCGTCTGGCTGGTGCTGATCTACGTCGCCGCGCTGGCCTGGACGGCGCTGAACCACTGAAAGGAAGAGACCATGAACCTCGCCAACGAAATCTCCTCGCTTGAGACCGAGCTGCAGTCGCTTCGCACCGAAAACGAGGTGCTCAAGAGCAACAAGTCCGTCATCGAGTTCGAGAACGACAGCCTGCGTCGCCAGGTCACCAAGGTCAACGCCGAGCGCGACAACCTGATGCGGCGCGCCGAGGCGATCAAGAGCCTGCTGGACCAGATCGGCGGCAGCCTGATGCTCGGCCTTCGCAAATTCCACGACAACGAGCGCGAAATTGAAGCCGCGAAGCTGACTGCCGAGACCGGCGACATGCCGATGTTCCTGGCCCAGGCGCGCGGCAACGGCCACGCCGAGGCAGACAAGACCGAGCACTGATCATGACCCGACCCAGCGACCTCGAAATTGCGCAGGCGATCTGCTGCGGAGCGCACTGCCGCAGTGAGACCTCGCATTGCCATGCGGGCGATCACTTCGCCGAGGCCTATCGCGTTCGCAAGTTGCTGGATCGCCACGCCCTTGGGACCGGTGGAGCTACGGAGGCGGCGTCTCGCACAACGCCGTCGCGCGGTGAGGATATGAGCCAACGACCCGCGCCCCAGACCAAGCGCAAGCGAAGGGCTCGGGCATGATCGCGCGACGCGCCCTCCTGCAATGCCTCGCGGCCGCACTGGCGTCGCCGATCCTGGCTGACGACGATGACTTCGATGCGCTGTGGACGCGTCGCATCGGTCGCGAGCTGGACGAGCCGCTCGCCGGGGTAGCTCAGTCGGTAGAGCGGCGGATCGAAAATCCGCGCGTCGGTGGTTCGAACCCATCCCCCGGCACCAATCGCCCCCGCGATCCGGTCTGCGGCAAGCGCGGTCGCCGCTATTTCCACATCGGTCGTCGTCTGTCCTGGAGGTGCCGCCGTGCCGGCTGATGAAAACAAGATGGCCGACAACGTCACGAAGCTGATCAACGCATTCCACGAGCTGAGCGAGGACATGGACCTCGACAGCGAGGGCGCGGCGCTGGCCTATCTCGTCGCTGAATATGTCGCCTGCTTCGAGCCGAAGCATCAGGAGGCGATGCACGGGCTTTTCGACCGCTGCGTCGCTGACGAAATCAAGCAGATCAACGCATACCTGCATCGTCGGAAGGGGGCGCACTGATGATGTCCGCCGCAAAAGCGAAAGCCAAATCACGCAAGAAGCCGGAGGCTCCGATGACGCAGCTTGCCTACACGGTCCCGGAGTTCTGCCGCGCCTTCCGCATCTCGGAGCGGCACTACTTCAACCTGCGCGACGAGGGTAAGGCCCCGAGGGAAATGCGGGTCGGTCGCCGGGTGCTGATCTCCGTCGAGAGCGCGCAGGCCTGGATCAGGGCGCGCGAACTGGAGGGGACCTGATGATCTCCACCACCGACAAGCTGCGCTGCGTGCTGCGCGAGATCAGCTACCGCAAGCACGTCTATCGGCGGCGCGTGGCCGACGGCTTCATGACCGAGGCCCAGGCGAACCGCGAGATCGAGCTGATGGAGGCGATTGCCATCGACTATCGCACGATGGCGGCGGCCGAAGCGCCGCAGACCGAAATGTTCACCGAAAAGGAGCGGCCGTGATGGAGGCGATGATCACCATCGACGGGCACAAGCTGACCGAAGGCCAGAGCATGTCGGTTCGCGTCGCCATCACCGCGTTCCTGATGGAGCTGAAAAACGACAAGCAGTTTGCGGACAGCCTTGGTCTGATCGGCATCGCCTACCAGGCGCGGCTGACCGAGGTCATGCACATCATCCTCAACAACGAAGCGTCTTAAGCAACGCCAGGTCGTCCTGGCAAAACAAGGAGAGAAGTCTATGCGTATTCCCAAGGGGGCCGACATCCAGTTGAAGACGGAGAACGACGCGCTCGAATTGCACGTCACCGCAGCGATCACGACCAAGGCGCAGGCCAACGACCTGATTTCCTGCATCCGCCAGGTTTCGGGCGCGCTGGAAAGCGAGCGCCGCAGCCGCCGCAAGCCGAAGATCGCCGAGGCGGCGTGATGGCCTGGCGGTGGCGCGTGTCGGCATTCTACGGCGTCGAGGACCCCGACAACGGGAAGCGGCGCGGCGACTGCGCAATCATGACGACGCACGCCACCGAGGGCAGCTTGATGGTCGAGCTGGCGGCTTTTCGCCAGCGCGCCGACATCGGCTGGGTCGACATCGTCGACCTGCAAACTAGCGAGCATCATCGGGAGTACATGCGATGACCGACCGCCGAGCCCTTCCGATGCGCCGCAGCGCGGATACCTTCGACATCAGCTTCGGGGGGTTCAATCGCGGCTATGCCGTCACGCTCGGCTTCTACGAGGACGGCACGCTCGGCGAGGTCTTCATCTCGGGCGGCAAGAGCGGCGAAGCCGTTGAGGCTATTGCGCGTGACGGCGCGGTCCTGCTGTCGCTCGCACTGCAATACGGCGCGCAGATCGAGAACTTGGCCAGCGCCATCACTCGGGACGGCCAGGGCCAGCCTTCCTCGATCATTGGCGCGGTCATCGACCGACTCCTGCCGGTGGCGAGGGCATCGAATGAGTAACGTCGTCTCGACCGTATTCGAGCATACCAGCGTGCCTTACGGCGAGGACGGCAGGCTGGTGCGGGGCATCATCGCGCGATGCGGAGCGCCCAACTGCGAGACCGCCGTTCCGTTGCCGGTGAACCTGATGGCGAACGGGCGCGGCATGGACGGCAACATCGAGTGGCAGTTCATCGCGCGCAAGCTGGAGCAAAAGGGCTGGCGCATCGGCAAGAGCGCGACCGCGCACCGCTGCCCCAAATGCTTCAGCGCGGCGAAGTTCGCAGCAATCCGGAGATCTGGAGAGAAGACCGTGGTGAATAAAATCGAGCAGTCGCTTCAGGTGGTGCAGGAGAACGCCAAGGTGATGACGCGCGAGGACCGGCGCATCATTTTCGAGAAGCTGAACGATGTCTACATCGACGGCAAGATCGGATACGGGCGCGGCTGGACCGACGAGAAGGTGGCAAATGATCTCGGCGTGCCGCGCGCCTGGGTGAAGCTGCTCCGGGAAGAGAACTTCGGCGACGAGGTCGGCAACGAGGATATCCGCGAACAGGCCGCCGAGGCGCAGGCCGCGCTTGCAGAGATACGCAAGCTGGAGCCCGACATGCGGCGGCTGCTGGCACTCGCCGACAAGGTCGAGAAGTCGCTGGCCGAAATCCAGAAGGTGCTGAAGTGAGCGAACAGACCGAACTCGAGGCCCTGCGGGCCGAGCTGGCCGCAGCCAAGGAAGACGCAGCCGAGCTGCAGGACATTTTCGATCTGCAGTGGGAGGCCGACATGCGGGCGGTGCGCCTCTGGCGCGAGGCGAACCCCGGCAACGAGCTGGTGCTCCCTGATCGCGCCAACCTGGTGGTCTGGCTGCTCGGCCTGGTCGAGCGATCAGCGGCGCTGCCAGGCAGCCGCGAAGGCGAGCGCTGCTTCTGCGGCCAGCCCGCCGCGCACAAGGTCGAGGAAGTCGTCTTTGCCGACGACCCGCACCCGATCAGGCACCCGCTGACGAGCTACGTCTGCAGCGAGCACTTCCGCGAGATCATGGGACCGGCAGCTAAATGACCTTCCGCGTCATCAACCTGACAACGGGCGAGATCGTGGCCGAGCTGCACAGGGCAGATCACGCCATGCAACTGGACGTAGACGCAGCCTGTGGGATCGCGAAACAAAAAATGCCCCGCCTGAGCGGGGCGCTGATCAGGCAGCCATGGGGACAACGTTATCGGCAGCTGGTGCGGCCTGGTGATCGAGCAGAGCGCGGCGCGAGAGGTTGCCGGAATGCTCGGTGATGAACTTCGAATAGGTCCGCTCGATTTCCGCGACGCTCGTGTTGTGGCTGGCGGCGACGACCCGTATGGGGACGTTGAGCAGCAGGTTGCGGACAATCGAGCTATGGCGCAGCGCGTATAGCGTGACCTCGTCCGCATCGAGGCCGATGGCCTTGACGACCTCTGCGATATCCTCGCGATAGTCGTCCGATACGCCCTTGCCATCGACGCCCCAGGTCTTGCCGTTGCTCCGGAGCAGGAGCGGCGCGCTCGCGGGCCGACCCTTCGCCGCCTTCGCCAACCTTTCCGCCAAGGCCGGGGTGATGTGGACCGAATAGCGCTCGACCTTTTTGCTGGTCCGGTTGAGGCCGCCGCCCTTGGCCGACTTCGGCATCATCAGCCGGGGCTCGGTCTTGTGCGCGATCAGGTCCCGCACGTAGAGGCGAGCCGCCTGGGAGGGCCGCGCCCCGCTTTGCGCCAGCACGTCGGTGAACTCGCCGAGCTTTTCATCGTGGGCATAGGCAGCCCGGACGAAGCTCATGACCTGCGGATCGGTCAGGATGACGTTGTTGACCTCGTTGGCATCGGGCAGCAGCTGGAGGCCAGTCGTCCAGGCGTGCTCGTTCTTGATGCGCCGGTCGGCCTTGGCGGCGAGATTGAGCGCGGCCTTGATCACCTTGCAGTACCGGTTGACGCTGGCCGGGGCCATCTTCGCCAGCATGGCGTCGCGCCACTTGCGCAGCTCCTGGGAGTCGAGCAGCGGGACCGGCTTGGTCAGGAGGCTGGCGGGCAGATGGCCCTTCGGGGTGGTCGCGTTGCTCGCGCCAGCGCCGCGCGAGACCAGATCGTCCTTGTAGCGGTCCATGGCGATGCCGAGCGTGACCGGCTTGTTGCCTTGTTCCTCTTCGACCTCGTCCTCGTCGCCGCCGCGCACCAGCTTGCGCGCTTCGGTGACCGCTTGGCCGTAATTGAAGATGGCCTTTCCATCGGCCTTGGTGAAGTCGTCGGCGATGCCGAACTTCTTCAGCCATTCGCCGCCCTGGCCATCGGCGGCGCGGATCGACCAAGTACCTGCGCCTTCGTTGCGCCGATAGCCGAGCGAGAGGCCGGGGCCGAGCCGTTGCCAGTGCGGCTTCTTCCGGATATCGAGCTTCAATCGAGCAGTGGGACTCTCAAGGGAATAGTTACGGGGCTTCGCCAT